CTTCATTTCAGCCATGCCATCGCTAGCAGCAGCCTTATGAGTCTTTCCAGGTCGTTGATTACTCATCACAAAATCCTTCTTCTACGCTTTTGATATGCTTACATTTCTTGAATGCCGGACAGTCGCAGTTAAAGCCTCTGTCAATCATCTCAATATTATACACATTATTCTTTGAACCGACAACAGCCCAGATAGTACCAACTGCCCAATGACCTTTAGTATTGATCTGATCTGCTGTGTGATAAAACTTAGACTTCATCACTTATCTCCTAATCTGTGTACTGTGAGTCTACAGCCGAAGCATCCCAGACATAGGGACTATACTTTACTTTATCGATAACGACAACATCGTCATCGCCAACTTCGGTCCAGACCCTATCATCCATCCACCTGTGGTAGTACGCGGGTCCACCCCAAACACGTCGAGCGCGTTGGTAAGTGTCCTGGTCCATTCCAACATAGTGTACAGTTCTCATTTTATTCTCCGTGAAACAATTTGCTGAACCCTGCATAAAGAACATTGTAGGCTTCAATCTCATAGCCCCAATCCCAAGCAAAGTCTTGTGTACATTCACACGCCATATAATTCTCGCGCATGTTCTCCATGCCTTTGAGAAGGTCACCACGACCTATGTTCTTGATTGTGCGGGTAGCTTGATCAAGTGTTACAACTTCGTTATCATATTCTGTTTTCAAGTTAATCATGGTGTCTTCCTTTTCATTACCTATGCCCCTTTATAGCATATGGTTATTATAAAGTCAACAGCTAAATTACTATTTAATCAAATATTTGGGATGTTCGATGTCTGTCCACATTATGTTTCCAGCAATGATTGTTTTAGCACTGTGGTTGGGATTGGGGGGTGATCGATGCGGCCACATGTTTGGGAAGATTATCATATCACCTTCTACCAAATCAAAATGCCTGCCATCAAGCTCTGTGGCCATCTTTGGATCTTCTAATTGCAATTGATATACGACTGCAAATTCCGCGCCATGGTGGATATGCCATGCGTGCTCGCCCCCATTTTTATAGTCAGCAAACCACCAATGAACTTTGGGGTTCTTAGCGTTCCATTCCTTTGCAAAAGTGTCTATGTAAGGTTTGAGAAAGTGGTCTGCAAGTTTAGTATATGGTCTGTCTTCGTATGGTGCAAAGTAATCTGTAGATTGGTTTTGATCGCGGTCTTTTACAGGAACGTGATTGTTTATCCAATGTTCACTATCATCGAAGAACCATTCCTTAATTAGTTCATGTTCATTAATTTTATACTTTGCAAAGAAACGTGGCTCAAACATTATTTTTAATATCCATAATAAAAGAACCTTCTGGCAATTGAAAAGACTCCATTAGTTGAAAATACATTGAGGGGGTCAATGCTATTATATCAAACCCTTGACGTTTTTCAGACCACTGACGAATGTAGCAAATGTCTTCATAAAGGAGGGCAGAAACATCTTCTTGCCCTCCAGTGCGGTCCATTATAGTAATCAGAGTCTCATCATCTTCAAACTCGACAGTTATCATTTGTTTTTTCGAAGCCGGCGCAGCTTTGCAAACAAATTGAGCGTTCGTTCTCGGACTGTAGTCTTTGTTGCCTTACGCTTCGCTCGAGCCGTAGTTGACTTTGCCATACGCTCTGCCTTATGCATATTTTTTATCGTGGCCTTTGCCATCACCATAATCTCCATCATACGTTCCTAAAGTTTCGGCCTCGTAACTCAAATACTGTCCAATACGAGTACCAGGCTTGATACGCATTTGACCTACGCCCACATGCATAACACCAGCCATCACACCAGAGTATCCAGCATCATACAATCCAGAAGTAAGGAATACCCCATTGCGGTTAAGAGTAGACCGCGTGATCACCCAACCTGCTTCACCACTTGCAACGGTCACTTTATTCTCCATAACTACTTCATAGTCACCTTTCTGGAGGCGATAGTAACCGTCAGATCCCACATGCATTTCTTCAGATCCACGATGAACTTTCTGGTTCTCATCAATAAGAAATTCGCCCGTTTTAATCTTATAGATCTTACCTACACGAAGATCTACAGCATTCGGTTGAACATCTCCATCTTGAATTGCAGTCAAGCTAGAACGATTCAGCTTACTTGCAATATTAATCATTGACATTTGTTACAGTCTCCCACTTACCATTAATTTCAACTGCCCTATCTTGCCTAAGTTCTGCTTCTTCAAGATCTAGAGCATATAACATTAAGACGCAATAGTGCATAGTCTTGAGAATGTCCTTGCGATTCTTCCCACCCTTCTTACCATATCTAGCAAGATACTTAATAGCAGTATCTCGAGCTGTAGTTTCCAACGAACCTAACGAACGCCAGAAGTCTACAGTCTGAACATCACCATCACCTACGTAGTGCTGACCATATGTTCCATCAACGTAGGTCTGCAAAGCTTCTATGGCTTGGTCTTCATGATACTTATATCTAGTAGTCATATTCAGGCTCCAAGTCTGTTAGATTATCAATAGTTCTCATGTTCCGGAATGCCTTAGCAATCTGAGGTATTGTAGCACCTTTATGAGAGAAGTCAACTTCGATCTCATTCTTACCATTAATCAATCCTGTTGGAGAATCATCAAATTCAATATCACAAAAGGCAGCCCAAACAGCCGCCGAGCTGTCCCAAGTATCGATAGCCCACAGCCATGGACGGACAAGCTCGATCTCATTAGGTCCATCAACCATTCCTAGGAAGTGAATCAGCTTACCATTTTCTTTAATAAGATCGATGATACCTTCATCAGTAAGCATTTGCATCAACTTCCAACGAGACAAGAAGCGTTGTAAGTTATTACCAGACTCGACACCAAACATATTAGGTGCTGTGAGAATAGAGATACCAATGTAATCAACTTCTGGAGCAGCTGCTGCCCAACGGAACGACTCGATAACACCTTCAATATCACCAATCTCAGCCTGAGGTACAAAGAACGTGCCATAACCAGCGTCGTGATAGATAGGAGCTAACTCAATAGCAGCTTCGATAGTCTTTCTAGCAGGCTCGTTGGGATAGTCGGACATCACAATGTAGTTGGCAGAGACTTTCTCCGCCATATCCAACAACTTGCTAGATGGATACATTGGCTTACCCTGTTTGTACATTTCAAACGCAGAGTTATCCATAATGAGGATACTATCTAGATGTCGGGGAGTGTTTGCATAGTAGTCAGTATACTCATCATCTTGCTCGATGAGATGAGCCAATACTAGATGGCTCATACGACCTGTCGCAAACAGATCAAGATACGCTGTAGGCGTAATGTGGCAGAATTCAGTCATAATATCTCCATTAATAAAGGTGGTCTATAAAAGTATAGTCCTTTTCATCGGTGTTGTCAACATGGTACTCGTCAATAAGCCAATCAGCTATTTGTCTGTGAGCGTCTGATCCAAAGTGACCATCCGGTTTGCCACCGCGTTTCGGATCTGGTATTGTACACATTTCAAATTTAGATAGCAAATTGTTTAACGTGTTAAACACTACTTTTGACTTATTAATATGTTTATAAGTTATATAGTGGGTGTCTAGTGCAGACCATACAATGAATCTATAATCAGACACTCCATGTTCAATTAAAAAACATTGGAGCATGTAGATTTGATTTAATACTTAGTGGGAAAGTTTAGTATCGACTTCACTTGTTCTGGGAAACATATCACCGTAAAAATTATTATATGGGTGATCTTGCTTCATAGAAGATCTGGGAAGATGAGTTATACCAGCAGTATCAAATCGATCCAGCACCGTAAATTGTATGAATACTTTATCTGGTGGTATTGGTGACTCTAAAACATATTCAATAGTACGCTTAATTATTGAATCGTTTGACGCACCTAGCACTGAGTCGTTAATGACTTTACAATCGTAATGCCTGGCTATTAAATATGGCCAGGCATCGTTAAGGTTGTCGTTGAGAGAAAGAGGTGTCCCACGCGTATGGGAACACCCATTGGTGTAAATCATCATAAAACATTTTCAATTAGTGAATTTGGTGAACAGGAACCCTGGTTGAGCCGTCTGCGTGGTTAACGTGAGCATAAGAACGAGCGCCCATACGTTTTAGACCAGCATAGGTGCCAGTTACTTTTTTACCAGTAGTGGCATGGGTAAAGGATACTTCTGA